TCTGATAGATCAATTATGTCAGCCATTATAGTGGAAGCCAGTTAAGCCATTGTAACATTACAAGACCAATATAAGTAGTTATTGTAGAACCAATTAATACTGCCAAGGCTTTGCCTAAAAACCAACCAATAGCCGCTGCAGTCTTATCTGTTTTATCAACCATTATTCAATCCCAATCTACGTTTTTTGCTTTTGTTCATAGAAGATTTTTTCATTTGTTTTTTATTACCACCAATAGAAGTTTTCTTAATATAATCATTAAGAGTTACTTTAGCAGCACCTGTAGCTTTCTTAGCCATTATTTATACTCCGAAAGTTCATCGTTAACAAATTGAAGATGATGAGTTAAATCACTAAAACTAGTAAAGATTTGTTTAGTACTAGTCCAGTCTCCATCCGCAGTACGTCCACCATAATCTACAACAAAACCATTTGCTGCAAACTCAATAGTTACACTTGTTACTTCTTTTACGATTTTAGACATGATATCTCTCTATTATATTGATATTGTTCTTTAACGTCAGGTATTTTCTTTACGCCACATAAGTTCATGTTTAAGCATTTTTTGTTCATACTCTGACATAATTAACCAGTTTCTTATTTCATCGATAGTTCTAAAACACCCTGCACAATAGCCGTTTTCTTGTATTCTGCAAACTAATACACAGGGTGATTTTTCATTACCGATCTTACGCTTAGATCTCACAGCCACCAGCAGCACACGCTAAAGTTTGAGCGCCTTCTGTTGTGTCTTCTACTTCATAAATAGAAAGTTGTGAGTAGTTTACTTTAGGAAAGGCAGCCTTAAGACGGATAAAATCTTGTTCAGAAATATCTTCATAAGGTGCTTGTTGATAAGTATGCTCAGAATAGGGTAAGAAACTAATACCTGTAATCCGATCAAAATGTTTATATACCCAGTCACCTACTTCAAGCCATTCATGTTCTTTAACATAAACAGTCACTGATACAGAATGTTCTGACCAGTTCTCTTGAAACTTAAGCCAGTTTTCTAGCTGTTGAATAGCATTCTGTTCATTAGCTAGAGTAGCACCTGCAGGTGATTTAACAGGAAAACTAAACACAGTAGTTTTAAGCGGATTCATTACATCGGCTTCATTTGGAACACCTTGATCTTTTAACATTTGTGTCAATGGATCATTATTGGACTGACGAACTCGGCGAATATAAAAAGGCGCAAAACGTCCATGAATACCAGAAGAACTATCAACAAGCTGAGATACAGTACCACTCGGCTTAACCGTTGTAATAGCTGTAGAGGGATTAATGCCCAACTTTTCAGCATATTCTTTATTTGTGTCAATTGCTACTTGTTTCAACCTCCGTAACATTGCAGGATCAGGATTACGAAGAATACGACAATCTTGAATACCTGTTAATGATACGCCAAGTAGACGCTCATCTTCACAGTTCTTTTGCCAAATCTTACGTACATATTTAAAGTCTGTTAAAGTAGACTGTAATGTACCAAGAATAGTAGCTATACGAATTTTATTTGCAAGATCAGCTTCTGTATCATGTTCACGACAGACAACCTCCGACAAGTTACATAGCTGATTAGGGCGAAGAAGAATCTCTGCGCAAGGATTTGAACCCTCAATTAAAGACGCATCACGACGACCATTATTATTTTGTTTCTGAGCACCATAACGACTAAAGATACCACGCTCACCTGAACCTGATTTCATTAGGGAAACCCACTCTTCCATGAATACATTCATAGAAGGTTTTTGATCGTAAACAGCAGAGTTATTTGCTAAAGCACGTTGTTCTTCTGTTTCCCACCAACGACCAGACTTAGCATCACGAATATCAGGATCACCTAAGTCAGACATTGAGATAAGAGCAGAACGACGAACACCACCTACAACTACAATCTCAGCAATTTTACAAACAATGTCATGTACTTCAATTGGACGAAGTTTACGGCCTTTTGCTGTTTTGAAAGTCTTAGTTACAAAGTTAAAAAGATCCATAAGTGGTTCTGGACCAGAAGCACGTCCACCCATAGTTTTAAGCCTTGAACCTTCTGGACGAACTTTACTATAATCCCATTCATGTTCACTTCCTAAATATAAGTCTGCAATAAGCTTACGAAGAGCCTTAGCCCAACCTTCAGCACTATCTTCAACTTGTATTACACGTTCTGTTTTGTTAAATGTATCATTAATAATTGGAAGCTTATTTACATATTTAGCTTCAGCACTAAATCCAACGCCAGTACCTGCCATTAGAATATAAAGAATTTCATCAAAGACTCGTGGATGATCAACAGCAGCGAAACTACAGTTATAACCACGAAAGTGATTCTTCTTAAGTGCATCCCCTGCAGCCCACATAGAGCGCATAGAAGGCATTACATCATGATTATAAACCGATGAATGAATTTCTTTAAAGTCTTTGTCTGTTAAAGTATTGTTCCCGACTGTTTCTTTCCAGAAACCTACTAGTCGATCTACCGTCTCGTCCCAAGTTTCACGACGACCTTTGTCATCTAGAAAACGTGAATATCGAGATAGGTGGATGAATGAGCGATAGGGGTCCATTGAGTTCTCCTTAATTGAGGTTGTTTGTTCTTTCATTAAAAAAGACGTCTGCATAAAAATAAAGTTTATTGTAAAACTCTATATCTTCTAAATATTCATCTTCCATTTCACTTTGTAATCCTAATAAATATTCTCTTACATTAGGATTAAGATTTTTTAAGTCAGCCCCTGAATCCAGAAGCTGACAGATTATTGATAATTGTACTAAATGCTGTGTATCCATTACAGTCTCATCATTACTGATTCGTCGAATTCGTCTAGTCCTTTCTTTAGTCTACCTGTTTCAAAGTCATAAGCCATACTTCCAGAAGGTCCAGTTAAGCCTGTGTATCGGCATTTGAGAACCTTTGTTTTAATTGTGTTACGTTCTTCAGGGTTATCTGAGCAAACATTTCTAGCAAAAGCAATAATGTCCATGCTAATTTGCTTAATAGAGCCAGAGCCACGGATGTCATCCATCGAAGGGAGTTTTCCATCTTCAAAGCTTTTTCCTTTATTGTCTGTTTTGCGTAAGTGACTAATAAGACCAATCCATACCTCGTGTTTCTTTACAAGACGTAATAGGTCATTCATAATCTTATCTATCGCTTCGTTTCCTGTAAGACCTTCAGCACCTTCGGAAGCCAAAATGGTGATATGATCCACAAATAAATACTTGCACCCACTAAGGCACATGTACTCAAGAAAATCCATAATAGAGCCATCTGAAATACTACCTTGGTGATCAAGAACCATAACACGATTATCACCAAATATATTATCAAATCCCACCTTAAGTTCATCTAATGGAATCTCCTCATTAGCTGGATTTTTATGTATAGACATTCCTGCCATTTTACGAGCAGTTTCTGCAGGTGATTCTTCTAACGAGATGATACCGATTTTATCGGTTGTACTTTCAAGGAGGTGGACTGCGATTTCCCTGAGTAGAGTTGACTTGCCAGAACCAGTGCCAGAGGTCCATAGAGTAATTTCACCAAAACGCATTCCTTTCAGTTTATCATTTAATCCTTCCATAAAGGCAGGATAAGGTTTAGATTCGATTTCGTTATATTTTTCAAGCTGACGCCAGAGTTCATCTTTAGTTAATATACCTGCAGGTGTGTAATCTACCGCATCGTAGATAGTAGTAAGTACTTTATCAGGTTCTTTAATCCAAAGATCACTAGCATCTTTTTCACTTGATTTAGCAAGTTTAATTTTATCATAGCCAATAATACGAGCAGCTTCTTTAGTTGCTTCTCGACCAGCGTCATCGTTATCAAGCCATAATATTACTTCATCAAAGTTTCTAATCCACTCTCTAGCTTCAATAAGGTCTTTAACACTAGATGCAGAACGTAAAGAAACTACTGGGTAGAAGGTTTTGTATTTCTTGTACCAGGCTGATTGCACAGACATTGCGTCTAATTCACCCTCGGTAATGACAAGTCGTTTTCCACCAGAATACAATTGCTGTCCAAACATTCCACCTTTAACGGTGCCAATACTGGTAAAGTCTTTTGGTAATCTTCGAACTTTATATCCTGCAAGGGTGTCCTTGTTAAAATAAGGATAATAATGAGCGTCAATATTACCATCAAGGTTATAAGAAACCTTAACGCCATAATGCTCAGTGACTTGCTTATATATTTTACGCTCTTCAAAACCACGAGAAGGGTAATCATTTTTAACCTCCTCTAGTCTTGAAGACCAATCTTTTATTGTTGTTATTTCTTGCATATGGCCCTCATTAGGTGCAAAGAAATTTCTTCTACAAGAGAAACAAAAAGCAGAACCATCTTCGTAAATTTGTTTAGCGTCTGAACTCCCACATTTCTCACAAGGCTGATTACGGTTAACTATCCGTCCCATTATCGTTCTCCATAGTATAAGCAGCTACGAATTTATATAGCTCTGTAATGAGCAAATAAAGAATAATACTTGCATATGGATTAAAAATATTAAGATTGAAAAAGTCATCAATCAAAGCAATAATTAAAATTGCTACACTAACAATATATAGTGCAGGTGCAATTGGTGACATGTTCATTATTTAAACCTTTTCTTTATTTTACTTACAAAAGATCTGGTGCGTTTAGTAGGCTCTTCGCTTGGAACGAATCTAATAGCAGCAATTTGTCTATTGTAAAATCTAGGTGTTACACCATCATTAAGTTTTTCTGTCATACACTCACATATCATCTGAAGGTATGCTTCTGCATAGTAAAGCCCACCTTTTGTTTTATATAAATCTATGATTTCAAAACTAAAGTTATTTTTACCATACTTTTTTATATCTTTCTTAACATGAGTTGAAGATCCCACATAGGATCTCCAAGTCATTTCTTTGCCATAAGTTCTTGATTTTTTCTTACCATGATGAAAGAATTGTTTTTTACCAATATAAAATTGATTAGTTACTTGATTATGTATTAGATATACAAATCCAAACCACTGTTCAGCTTCAAATTTATAAGGATAATCCCAATGTCCTTTACTCGTAGTATCCAATGAGGTCATAATATACATCTCGATCTATTTTAAAGTAATCACCTATGTGTCGCCAAATATGAATAAGACGACCATTAGCAATAAGAAAATTGTAGCCTTCTTCTCTACCATAATGATCTGCATAGGCTGTACAAACAGTAGTTTTAAAGTCTTTCCAAGATTCCTTTAAAATTTTTTCGGCTTTCTTAGGACCAATCCCAGGAAGACCTGGAATATTGTCAGTAGAATCCCCCATAAGAATCTGTTTCCAGTAATGAAAATTAGCATCATAATTGTTAATCTCGTAGAGTTCACCCTTACGAGGATTATAATGTTTACCTTCAATACAATCAAGGTCTTTATCTACTGATACAATGACAAAGTCTTTGTTACCTTTTCGGCAATCTTCTGCCCAAGTTCGCACCATATCATCTGCTTCACAATAGTCCGTAAATAAGCAATTATCGTAATCTTTTTCGATATCAGACTTCAAATCTAAGAACCAATCTGGTCTTGTTAATTTTGACTTAGAACGATTAGCTTTGTATTCAGGATACAAATCTACTCTAAAGTTGTCAGGCCCACCAAGAGCCATAACATAGTCTTCTGAAAAAGTTTCTTCCATAATTGCATCAAACAAACTATTAAAGTTAGTATGTGCTTCTTCTTTAGTTTCTGCCCCCCATATACTAATATATAAGAGAACATCACCATCAATAATAGCTATCATAATAGCTCCTTTAATTGTTCTTTAACGTCAGCTATTTTTTAGCTTTATTCTTCTTCGTCTTGGTACTCCTTCCAATTCTCATATTCTTCACGCAATCCCCAGTCCCAGATAAGATCTTCTGGCAAGTTGTCTTCCCAGTCTTCGTCTTCAAAATCAATACTATAAGATTGATCTTCACGATCTTCATACATCCCTACAAACATCATGCCAGGTTCATAGTAGGTTGCTCTAATTTCTAAGTTGTGTAAAAGCTCACCTTCAGCATAGGCTACTGTGGGTGGACCCCAAGCACTATCAAAGTTAAGGGTTAGCTCAAGGTTATCGTAGTCCATATCCCAGTCAACCTGTCGAACTTCCCATTTAGTCCCCCAAGCATCACAAGCCTTGCCATATTCCCATTCTCCAATAGGATTTAGAGTTTCTAAAAGTTTATCATTTTTACAAGCTTCTACTAGAAGTTCTAGCTTTTCTTTAGTTCCT